AGTGAATGCATGACCACGAGACTCGAGGAAGTTAGGTAAAGAACTAAAGAAATTAACTAAACCTAATACTTCACCACCAACATCTTTAGCTATTTGGCTAGGAGCTAAGGTCTTTTTCCAATCAATATTACCATCAGGTTTTCTAATGATGAGTCCTGGAGTAATCCCTTCATAGATCTTTGGCATATTCTCAACGATTGTATCAAAGAAAGAGTCTTTACTGTAGTCTTCTTTTCTAGATTCTATATCAGCTTTTTTAGCTGGTAATAGATTAACGTTAGTATCTTGAGATGCTTCGTCTAGATGTGTATCACCTACATTTACAGATGCAATACGTTGAACATACTTATCTTTAATATCAGTAGATATATAACCAGTAGTAGAGTAGATAGATAGAATCTTAGTCTTTTGTTCTCTAGGTATTGATGGATCATTGATGAGACCTAGAACAGCTTCTTTATTTCTAGTATCTTGCTCACTTATCCACATCTTTTTAGCATCTTCTAAAGATTGAGAATAACCATCCTGAGTTAACTCACCATACATCTTCGTATAGTTATTAACTGGATCTGTTCCATAAGAACCAGCTGCATAGAATGCTTCATCATTAGCCTGTACTTCAGGTACTGGCTTAGTTGTAACTTCTATGGTAGGTAATTCAAAATCTTCAGTAAATTCCATTACTTTATCCTAGATTAACCAAATATAGATCCAATTTTCTTCATTGAGTCAAAGCCACCTGATAAGTCAAATAGTTTACCAGATACAGTACCCATATCAGACCAACCTTTAGCTTCACCCATAGCTGTATAAGCAGCTGTACCTGCAGAACCAATAGCTCTACCAAAATCACCTTGTTGTTGAATGTTACTAATATTAGAAGCTTCTTGAGTAGTTACAGCTCCAATAGCACCAACTGAAGAAGAAGTACCAGGTAATCCTAAACCAGCACCAGTAGTCTCAGTAGTAATTTGAGCACGTCTAATACGAGCTTCTCTTTGTTGAGCAATCATTTGACGTCTAGCATTAATGTCATTTAATCTACTTTGTAATTCACTTTGTTGTTTTGTAGCTGCTGCAGCTTGACTAGTAGCTTTCTTTTGTTGAAAGAAACTAACACCACTCATTACAGCACTAGCTGCTGAAATAAAAGGTGATAAAGTACTAAAAACAGAAGATACTGCTGCTACTGCAGGAGCATACCCTACTTTTCTTACATTTCTATGTTTCATACTATAACTCCAGTTTTAATATAAATTTGATTCCAAGATCAGTCTGAGCTTTATACCCAGTATCTTTAAATCCCCAGAACTTGTTAAACTTAACTTCTTTGTCAGAATCACATAAGCTATATAGTTCTGTTATTCCCTTTTCTTTTAAACACTTCTTAATTACAACCCACAATTCTCTATATCTTCTACACTCTTCTAAGTTCCACTTCTTGAATTCTATATGCATTATAGTCTTCTGTAGAAATGGTTCATAACTTAAAGCTAGATAACCATTGTCATCTTCTTTATAAAGAATATTTAGACCCATTATGGTTTACTTGCTGCGGTAGCTAAAACTCCCCAACCAAGTATTTGCATATCTTTACCAGCCTCTGATTGAATCTTTAAACTAATAGTCTTACCTGAACCTCGTAATTTATTTTTAGTTACAATTACAGAATCACCATAATCAAATGGGTCAGAGGCCCCACTTGGAATATAGTTACGTAGTAATTTATAAGCTTGGAACTGATTACCCCATTTGCCACTATTAGCTGAATCTGTCCAATTCCATTGAGCTTGTACTAAACAAGATGATGGATTATCTATTTCTAAAGCTAAACCAGTATCTGTAAACCCATCCTCTGTTCTATTAAAATAAAAGAAAATATAAGGAATACGTTTATTTCTTAAAATATCTCCAAAAAGTTCATAACCAGTTACTAAATAACTATTATAACTAGCACCAGTACCAGATCCTGCTGTTTCCCAATCAGTAAAACTTCTACTTGTAAACTTAGATAAAGTAAATGAAGTACCAACCATAGTTAAATAACTAAATTGAGAACTTCTAGAAGCAACTACGCTTTGAGTAATAATGACTTTATCACCTGATGTTACTAAAACTTCATCAGTACCAACAAGAACATCCGAATCTATATCTGATACAGAGTATCCAGGGATTTCTACATAGTCAGCTATATATGGTGAATTACTTGCAAGAGATGAAAACTCATTTGTATAAAAAGCCTCTAACGTTAAATCTAATATAAGTTCTTTATTATATTTATTTATATAATTAGCTGTAGTATAACCATCTGTATCATTATATAACCAACGAACACGGTTTTCTTTCTCATCGTAAAAACCTTTGCAGTAATTTTTACCTAATGTAGGAATATCTAAGAATAGTGATTGAATAGTAGTTAGTGATAAAGATCTAGCACCAAATCTACCAGAAGCTGCATCAGGAGCTAATAAGTATATACCAGCTTTAGACCAATATACAAAGTTACCATTAACATTAACTATAGACTTAGCGTTTTTAACACCATTAGTAGATACTTTACTTGTTTGGAAAGATGTAGCAATAAAGCCTCCAGTATCTCCATATACTTCCCATACACCGTTATCTGCAAAAACTAATAGTGAAGCCTTACTAGATATAATCTTAACAATCTGGGTAGCTTCTGGAATTTGAATAGTACCACCATCAGTAGTAACTAAGTCATTAATATTAGCATCAGTAGGATCAGCTTCTTGGTAACAACTTCCTAGTTTATCATCACCTGTAATAACAGATGTAAAGAATACGTAACCGCTAAAATTAGGAGACTTAGAATCCCCTCCAGTAATAGAAGAATTAACTCCAGAATAAAATATACGACCAGCATATGAAGCTACAGTAGAGAATGCTCCCGTTTCTTGATCTACTGGTAATCCAGTAATACCTGAATTAGCTTCACGTTCAGCACTACGATTAAAGGCATCAATAATGTAACTACCTTTAGCTACTTGATAGTTAGATGTGGAATTCTTCTCTAGTGTATCTGCATCATACTTCTCAAAAGAAGCTGAACTAGGATTAGTAATTTTACCAGTAACCCATGTATCTGCATTAGAAGGATACTGACCTAACTGAGTAAAAGTCCTATCAATTGCATCAGCACCAGTAGTAGTCTGAATAGTAGGAGACCAACCTTGATTTCTTAAATTATATTTGTGCTCATTAGATAGAGTAGTTGGTCTTTCATTGATGAGTAGACTATCATCTACCCCCCAAATATCTCTTACTTCTACTGTAATTGTACTTTGAGTTACAGTATCTGTAGCGGAGTTATAGGATAAAAGTATTGGATAAGTAAGATCAGTGGATACAATAATAAGTTTATTATTAATTGTAGCTGTTTCAATTTCAGCATCACCTAAACCACTAAGAGTTATAGCTGAACCACTATTAAGAAGATTACCACTAGGAGCACTAGTAAGTAAATCAATAAACCATAGTTTATCTAATATACGAATAACACCTATAGCTACTGTGGTATCACCACCAGGCATATCCCATTTATGAAAGGATTGTTTACCTGTTTTAATAGCTGCTGAACTAAAACCTGTAGATGTAAGAGCGTAGCCTCCTTCATAATCTAATCCTAGACGTCTAGATCTAGAACCATTACGATTTAGGACAAAGTTACTTTCATCTATAGAAGCATTCTCAGGGAATGTAAGAGGGCTAGCCTCTGTAATCAGACCCTTAGTGAATGATCTATAGATCTTCTCATTACCTACAGCCATTACTACTCCTTAGTGTCAGCTTTAGCTTTTTTAGTTTCTTGTTTCTCTAGATATTTATTAATAGCTGTTTCAGCAAATAACTCATTGGTAAAGATACCAGTTAGTTCTTCTGGTAACTCACCACCTGAACCAAATTGAATAAAGTATTGAGCAGATCTAGGATCTCTTTGAATTTGAATTTCTTTTCCGTTAGGAGTTGTAAATGTTTTCATTACTTCTTCATCTTCTTTAGAGTTTGTGCTAGACGTGCACGTTGACCCATCTTACCTGGTTTCTTAGCTGCTTTAGCTAACATACCAGCTGGAATTGTTTTACCTTCTTTTACTCCTAGAGCTTTTCTTAATGCTCCTGGTTTTTTTATTGCTTTTTGAATCCATTTTTCTGCCATTCTTTTTTCCTTTCGAGTACTGTTGTGAGTTAATAAATGCTGGAGTATTACTAGATAGCATTGACATTATTTACGTCCATAGTGAGGATATGTAATACCATTACTAATTTTCCAAGCTTCTTGACTCATTTTACGCTTTTGAGATACTGCAATTTGTTCAGCTTTAGCATTGGGCATTTGTTTAAGAGTTAAGAATGCAGCTGACTTAGCATCATTAAGAAGATAGGTAAACATTTGAACTGGTAGATCAGGAGTAAAGGTATCAGATAAAGTAAAAGCTACTGAACGTTTACCATGACATTGAGTCTTACTATTTTGTAGTGTAGTTTCAACATCAGAATCATAAGCATCAAATACTAAATAGTCATCATCAAATGATGTAAAGTATGCTGGAGCTCTATCATTATATACATTAATTTTAATACCAGTAGAGTCAGTAATAACATCTATTTTAGAGTCTGTACTAAGTCGTTGATCAGTTATCTCTAAAAACTCTTCAGGAGTCTTATAAACCATTTTAGTAAACCTATTACGAGTTTCTCCATCTTTTCTGCAATCATATTTAATCCATTTAAGATCAATAATTGTTTCAGGTATTCTCATATGAGTAGGTCTAGCAGTAGTACCACTAGTACCCAATTGAAATAATTCATATAACCAAGGGTAATCTTTACCATCTACTATATTGTAGTATGTTGACTTAACAATTTGAGCTACTTGTAAAGATTCTACGCTATCATTAATAGAGTTTACTTCATCTGAATCCATATCAGATAAGATATCTTGTACAATCTCAAGTAGTGTCATCTTAGCCATGATTTATTCCTATAGTTTAATAGCAGATAGACCTGCTTCAATAACTGTAATTGCTGTAGAAGATGATGTAGCATCTCCTCCTACATACATAGATAATGATTGTCCTGCTGTAGCTGTAACTAAACCAACAGCTGAAATGTGTAGTTTATCTACACCATTACTAAATTTTTGTACAGTTAGTGTCCTACCACTTGAAGTTCCAGATAAGTTATATTTAAAATTATATACAGTACCAGAAGAAACAGCAGCTGTAGAAAACTGACACCAAAAGTTAATTAGATAATTACCAGCTTCTGTAAGTGTTATAATACCTGTACTAGGTGATAATGTTAATACATTAGATACTCCTGCTGTCCATTCACCAGTAGGGTTTAATTTAGCATAAGCAGAAGAACCAGAAAGTGTTTGTGCTGTTACCCCAGCATCAATGTATATCTCACCATGAACTTTACCAGAGGGGTATTGCCATGAACCAGAACCAGCACCATCAGCTACATAAACTTTACCTGCAGACGCACTTGCTGCTCCTTTAGGTTCATGAATGTCAGGATCAGTAATAAGATTATGTTGAATTGTCATTTAGAATTCCTTAGAGAAAGGGAGAGGCCCTTACTAATGTAAAGGCCATACCCAGTTTGTTACTTAGTCCTTGTTGTAAACATACTTAACAACTACGCGACCAGCGCCAGCTGTTAAATCTGCTACTGTAGGAGTTACAACTAATTCACCTGCTGATGCACCAATTGTTTTACCAACTAAAGCACCTGAACCAGTAACTACGTTACCAGCAGTACCAATAGCTGTTTGTGTTGCATTAGCTGCAGTGATTAAACCATCAGCATCAATAGCTACACCAGCTGCTGTATATAGACCGATGTCTAAGTCAGTTGTTGTAGATGTTGATGTGAAAGCTACGTCCACGATTAAATCAGCTGAAATAATTGTAGCATTAGCTGGAATAACGTGTTGTAAGTTGTTAGCACCGTAGGTTGGAAGATCGTTATAATCGAAATCCCATACAGCCCATTTGTAGAGTTCGTCGCAAGCTTCTGCTCCGAATTTACCGTTTGTTGTTCTAACACCGTAGTAGTTAGCTACACCTCTTTTTGCGTCGATTTCAAAACCCATGTTATTCTCCTTAGTATGTAGAACCGCTAGTTAAAATAACACCAAGTGTGTCAACACGTTGGGCACCGAAACCAAATCTAGAAGTAACTTGGTATTTATCTGAGCGAGTTTCTTCGTCTCTCCAACCTTCAGTCTTAGGAGCACGTCTCCAAGCATGCATGATTGGTTTTGTTGAGTCGTCAGCCACACTCATAAATACGTTAGCTACGTCACCGATTTCTGCTGTATCGTTAGCTAAGCCATATGAAGAAGCGTTTAATGCTTCTGTAGCTGTCTTAACTGGTAAACGATTAGAAGTCCAGATGTCGAAACCAAAGATGTTCTTAACGAACTTGTGGTCTTTAGCAAAACCTTCTGTAACAATACCTTCGAACATTGGGTTGTTAGATACTGATACTAAGTTAGAAATGCTATTTAATGTTGCTTCAACGATTGGATCAACAATAGCGATACGACCTGCTGTAGGAACATTAGCTTTATCAAATGCTAATTTCATAGCAATGAAGTCAGATAATGTCATAACGCGTGTAGATGCACCTGCGCCACCAGCTACCCAACGATGTGGACGGCCGTTAACTAAGTTTACGTTAGCGTTAGTTTGAGCAGCATTAGCTACTGATAAGAAACGTGATTCATGGTTTTCACCAAGAGCACGTGTTGATTCCATTGCACGCATAGACATTAATGAGTCTACTTGAGCACCATCTTCACGGAGGTCATCACTTACTTTCCAAGCATCACCAACATAGTCAGTGATAGCAAGTGTGATAGTACCTGTGTCGATTGGGTTGAAATTTAATGGTGTATCTTCAGCTGCGTCTTGAATTGATACTGTACCAACTGTTTTGATGTTTAAAGTAGTGCCAGAACCAAAGTCTGATACATCTCTCCACATACCTTCAGGTAGTAAGAAATCATGTAAGTTATCAAGAATAAACTGAGAATACTGTTGTGCCTCAATAAAGGCAGTTGTATTGCTAGTTAATTGTGACATATTATTTCCTTAGTTTGATAAATTTAATTTAACTTTTTCACCAGCTATTTTCCAAGCGTTGACTAAGTCTTTTGTAGTAGCTCCTTGTTTAACTCTAGCTGATAGCTGATTAGCATCAACTTTAGTATTATTAAGAGCTTCTGTGTTTACTGTACTATTAGGTTTACCTGCTACAGGAGCAGATGTTCCTTCTAGACCAGCTAGCTTTAGTACAATCTTAGGTGAACTGGCTGCCAAGCTATTTAATTGTTGTATAGTTAATCCACTTTCTTTAGCAACAGTATTATAGACTTCTTCAGCTTTTTGACCATACTTCTCAGTAAACTTTGACGCTACTGATTCAGCATTAGTCTTAGCTGCTCTTTGTCTTTCCTTTTGCTCAAGGGTTTGATCAACCAATTGCAATAATTTATCTTGATCAAATTCAGATCCAGCAGGGGTAGCCTGTGGTTGAATTCCAGACTTAATTTCATCTAGAAGTTCTTCAGCTGTTTTACGTTTAGCTAGTTCTTCTCTAGCAGCAGCTAACTCAGACTCTAAAGTTTGAATATGCTTCTGTGCGTGAGGAACTGATTTTAACGCATCTTCTACTGATGAATACTTCTTACCATCTCCCACTAATTCAGCAGCTTCTGTCGGAATCTGGAATACGGGTTGTTGGTTATCTTGGTTCTGAACGTCGTTGGTACTTAGTTCAGGTGTTTTATTGTCTTCAGACATTACTTTTCTCCTTTGTCAGGTAATAAAGACTGAAGTTTTAAAAATGCTTTTTGGAAGCCTAATTGATAAGCTTGATACTCAGCCCAAGAAGGCAAAGAGAAATTCTCTTCATCTATACATTTACGTCTAGACAATTCAACTTGGTCAGTGATATACGCTTTAAGTAAATCTAAAACTTCTTGTTTTGATAAGCTTTTAGCTTTTTCAGATTTTAAATCCATAGGATAATTATAACATACAATTACTTAAAAGTCAAGTAATATTTACATCCCTGGAGGCATCTCTCCCTGTACTTGAGGGTTTAACATATCTTCCTCAACAGGAACAGTTTGTTCAATTTGCATCTCTTGTTGAACTTGGTTAACAAGTTTTTGAGTCTCAGCTTGTTCAAATATAGCTGCATTATCTTTAATAAACTCATATTTCTCAAAGCCCATATACTCTTCAACCATCTTAGCAAGACGTTTAGCTGATACATGTGGAGCAATAACTTGTCCCATTGGACTGTTAAAGATACCTAGCATGTTCTGTACTAGTTGAGCTCTAGCTGCAAAATGTCTAGCACCAATAGGTCTAAGTTTACCTTTAGCAGTAATATCTTCTTTAGTAATAGATAAGAAGTCCGCTACACCAAGATCATCATCCATTACTCTAGACATCTCAGCAATGTCAATATTACGTCTAGCCATCTCTAGCATTGTATTAAGAATTGGTTCAAGGAACTCAATCTCAAACTTGTTAATCTTATGTTGGAATATACGTCCAGCTGCATTCTGTAGTTGTTGTACTTCAAATGCTGTTTTCTCACCTGGACTACGGATACCCATAGCTTCTTTAGGAGCACCAGCCATCTCTTCCATTATTGCTAGTAAAGCTGCAATCTCGTTATTAACTTGGAAAGCTGCAGCATTAGGAGCTAACATTTCTACAGCGCCATCTTCTGGAATGTGAATAGTAGTCTCAGGACCCCACTCAAAAGGTTCTACATCTCCTTTAACAACCATAGGAGGATGAATAGTAAGATCCATAGCATCGGCTTTTAAATTCTCCAAGTGATCAATACGATATTGTAAACCTACTAGATTATCTAATGGTCCCATACCATAAAGATTATCAGGTCTTTCTCTCCAACCTACATGATGCTTAGTATCACGACCTAGCCAGGATGGATTCTCAATGTTACGAATAATATAACTTCTATCAATGATAGTAATGATTCTACGTTCTAATAGTTCACCATTTACTTCATCATAAATATCACCTTCAAATTCAAGGATCTCAACTAAACCTGATTGATAGTATTCTTGTAAAGAACCGAAACCATCAATAGAAAATCCTTCAGCTTTATTAATATCTTCCATCTTGAAAGCTGATATGTTTCTACGTACAGCTATAGCTTGATCAAAAGCAGCTTGATCATATTTAAGATCAGGACGATACTTAATATCCTTCATTAACTCACCTACTGATTTAACATAGCGAGTAAACTTAGGAGACTCCCTAAAAGATTTAGCTGTAGGATTAAATACAATATCAAATGGTGAGATACGTTCTAGTTTAGGACCTTGATATGTAGTAATCTCTTGATCAGTATATTGATCTTGATGCCTTTCGTTTAAGTATACAACATCAGCAAAGCAGTTACCATAATCAATATAGTCATATACTAACTGAGAGACTGTTTCTCTAAAACCTGAGTCTCTTAACTTAGTTTTAATATAAGACTCAATAGCTCTACGTTTATTATGAGTAGAAGCTTCTAAGTTATAACCTTCCCACTTAACCCAATCATCATTAGGGAATAAAGCATCCATGTAGTTAGCATGAAGGTTATCTCTAATTTGTGTTAGTTTAGGAAGAGTAGTTTTATTCTTCCATGGAAGTTTAGAATTGGTAGTTTTAGTAGTATCAGTAGCAAATAGATAGTTACGTAGTTCTCTCCACTCTGCTTCTTTATCATCACGTTGAATCCACCAATTATTATATAAACCTGCTAGCTGTCTAGCTAAACTTTGTCTATTAATTAGTTGTCTTAATTGTGCTACTTTCCCTGCCATAATTTTTCCTTAATAAGAAACACCACCGAAGCGGCTGTGAGTAACTATGTTTTTACCTATTGAAAATGTTCCTACTCTATTCTTAGGTATAATTGCTATTGAGATAGCATTAGCTAATGCGTCTTTAATATCGTCATGAGGAGGATGAGCCATTACTAGTTCTTCTTCTAATGACTGACAATTACCACCTTTGTAATGCCATATTTGCATGTTATCATACTTAGGTTCTAATACAGCTGAAACACGTTCAAACTTATCACCTAAAGACCTGGTAGGTCTAAACTCATCAATTGAGAGAGGTATACCATTAGGTTTAAGATAACTCTCTTTTAATTCTTTTACAATAGTTTGTTGAGCTACAGTAATCTCAGCTCTAATCTTTCTAAAGCCCCAC